AGCGTAATAAGAGCAACACATTAAGAATCCTTAGGGTTTAGTAGCCCTAGCCCTAAGGAGCTATTGCAAAGGAGTAGAGATGGCCGCTAGTTACGTGACTGTAAGTCAGCTAAGAACTAATCTTGGAATTGGTTCTCTCTACTCCGATGCCGATTTAGAATCTATTTGTCAAACATCAGAAGACCTACTTAACTCATACCTTTGGTTTAACAATGCACCAGTAGTCGGTGCAAGTATAAGTAATAACGTTGCTAGTGTTGTTCTTGCTAATCCTGGCATATTTGTAACTGGTCAAAGCATAACTATTAGCGCATCAGGTTCTGGTGTTTATAACGGCACACATACTCTTACAGGCGCATATCCTGGCTCAACAGTACCGGCATCATTAGGTACAGCATTTTGGAGTACATACGCATTCAGCAATTACCCTAGTGGTTATTCAATTATTCAATTTGCTAAAGTAAATGCAGATGATCCATTCCATCGTATCTTGCCATACGGTCTCGCTACTGGACCTGGCTACAAAACAGCTGCATATAATTTAGTACCAGCTGTAAATCAAGCGGCCATGATAATTGCAGTGGATATTTTTCAAGCACGTCAAGTGTCTCAGAACGGTGGCAACGGTATGGATGGCATGAGCCCTAACCGATATGCTATGGGCTACCAGCTTATAAATAGAGTGAGAGGTCTCATCGCACCGTACTCTAGCCCAAATACAATGGTCGGCTAATGCCAGCAGCAATCACTACACTTAGATCTACACTTGCAACTGATCTAACTAACACCGGTGTATGGAATACCTTTAGTTTTCCTCCGGCAACTTTAATCCCAAATAGTGTTGTTGTCACAGTTGCAGATCCTTACCTTGTACCATCTAATAATGACTACACGTCTATTGCACCACTAGCCAATTTTAAAATAATGATTTGTGTACCTGCCCTAGATAACCAGGGTAACCTTGCCGGTATTGAAAACTTTATTGTCGCGGTTGTAACTAAACTAAATGCATCATCTTTGGTGCTAAACATATCAAGTGTCTCTGCTCCAGCTATCACTAGTGTGGCAAGTGGAGATTTATTAACTGCAGAAATAACTGTATCAATTCTAACGAGCTGGAGCTAACATGGCACTAACAGACGAAGAGAAGGCCTTCTTAATTAAGATAGGCCAGATAGACAAAGCACCAACCCCTGCACCTACTAAAGAGAAAGACAAGGAGTAATAATGGCAATTTTCTTAAACAATACCGCATCGGTAACATTTAATAGTGTTGACCTATCAGCGTATGTAACATCTGTAACTATTAACCAGGCATTTGATGAATTAGAAGTCACTGCTATGGGCGATACTGCACACAAGTTTGTTAAGGGATTAGAGGCATCAACAATTACTCTAGACTTCCTTAATGATAATGCTGCTACAAAAGTTATCCCAACCTTGCGTGCTGCTTATGGTACAACTGTGCCATTAGTAATTAAGCAATCAAGTGCAGCAGTATCTGCTGATAATCCTTCATATTCCACTACTGTTTTAGTAAATAATCTACAAAACATCAATGGCGCTGTAGGCGATATTTCATCACAGAGCATCACATTTACTTGCAACAGCGTAATAGCTGTAGCTGTAGCATAAGGAGTAATAATGGCAAAGCTAAAGATAACAAGGGCTAATGGTGAAGTATCTGAGCATAAGATAACACCAGGTGTCGAGTACGCTTTCGAGTTAAAGTATGGATCAGGAATTAGTAAAGCCTTGCGCGAGAATGAAAAGCAGACCGATATTTATTGGTTAGCTTGGGAATGTTTGCGCAGGGCTAACGTTGTAGTACCTTTATTTGGTATCGAGTTTATAGACAGCTTAGATACTGTAGAGGTATTAGACGAAGAAAAAAAATAGTAGCGCGGGATTCAATCACATACGCCATAGCTAGTCTATCGGTGGAGTTAGGAATACCGCCTAAAGAATTTATTGACATGGACTCAGAAATGCTTAGGGCTATAGTCCAAGTCTTATCAGATCGTTCTAAGGAGATTAAAAATGCCAGCAAAGGTCGTAGGCGTTGAAGATGTCCTAAAGGGCTTATCTTTTTTTGATGATGATATGTACAACCGAATTAAAACTGTTCTTGGACCTTTAATGCGTGATGTTGAATCCGAAGCTAAAAGTGAAGTGCCTGGTAATGGCGAAATGTTATCTGGCTGGTCTAAACCCATATCTTCTCCAGATATTAAATACAGACCATTTCCTAAATATGAGGCTTCTACAATTAAAGGTGGCATAGGTTACAAAGAAGGACAAAACAGAAAATTTAAAAATGGTTTTCAAGTAGAAAACTATGTTTACAACGTAAGCGCAGCTGGTCGTATCTATGAGACTGCAGGTAGAGTAAATCCACAAGGTCGTGCGCCATTTACTTCTATTCATGAAGGTGGTGGAGTAGTTGCTTATGAAAAAGAAAGAACAGGTAAAAGTAGATCTAGAGCCACACGTTCTTACAATTCAAACAATCCATTTGCAGGGTATCAATTTGTAAGCGCATTAGAACCTTTAACATCTCAGCCTAAAATAGCAGGTGTGCGTGGCGGCAATCGCAAAACTAAAGGCCGTTTAATCTATAAGGCTTGGGCTAAAAAAAGTCCTGGAATTTATCAAGAAATAATTAACACAATAAATACAAAGGCTATAGATTTTAATAAAGCCACAGAAGTTACGAAGGCTGCCTAATGGCCAATGTAGTCGTCTCGGCCTTAGCCACCTGGAATGGCAAAGCCCTTAAAAAAGCAAAGTCAGATGTATCGGTATTTGACAAACAGATAAAATCTTTAGGACGGACCTTTGGTGTTACCTTTAGCGCTGCTGCTGTGGTGGCTTTTAGTAAGAGCGCTGTCAAAGCGTTTGCTGCTGATGAAGTAGCGGCTAAGTCTTTAGCATTACAATTAGAAAATACTGGCAACGCCTTTAGAGTTACTGAGGTTGAAAATTACATACAAGGCTTAGAAAAAACTTATGCGATATTAACAGATTTACGCAAACCATTTCAAACCTTTTTAAACCTAACTAAATCAGTTGGCTTATCTCAAAGGACTTTAGAAGCTGCATTAAATATAAGTGCTGGTACTGGTGAGAGTCTAGACACAGTAGTAAATGCTTTGGCGGCAGGTATTAGAGGACAAACTAAAGGAATAAATAATTTAAACACAGGTATAGATGCAAACATAATTAAAACAGGCGACATGAATAAGATCATGGCTGCGCTTGAAGAAAGATTTAAAGGGCAGGCAGCAGCTAGATTAGACACTTACGCAGGCAAGATGGATGTGCTGAAAAAAAGCGCAGACGAAGCCTCAAAAGCTATTGGTAAAAGTTTAGTAGGCGCTTTAGAAATTTTAAGTAAGGATAACTCTGTATCTGCCCTTGCTACTGACTTCGAGAATTTAGGCGATAACATAGCCTACGCAATAATACAAATGGCAAAACTTATAGACAAATTAAGTGCAGTAACAAATAGCGCATCCTTCAAGCCTGCTTTATTATTATTAGGTGCAGCAGCATCAGCCGCGACTGGCAACCCTGCTCCATTTGTAGCTGCATTTGGTGCTGTAAGTGCAATGGGTATTGGCACTGTATTAACTAGTAAAAGATCATTAAGTCCAGAAGAAAACAGTGCATTAGCCAAAGCACGTATTTTAAATAGAAGAATTGAAGCCAAGATTATTGCATTAACTACTGGTAAGCGTAAAGAAGAATATGATATTTTAAAGAAAAAAACAGATATGGATAAACTGAAAGAAAAGTTTGATATAGAATTAATTGGTTTGCAAAAAGCAAGAAATGAAGCAACTGATGAAGAAACTAAAAAGCGTTTAGATGGTTTAATTGCTATAGCAAAGAACGATGATGCATTGGCTAAAAAAGCATTAGCTGAACTAAATGCTGCCGAGGCTGTAACAGACTTTGCTAAAAAGTTTGCTATAGCTTCAGAATCAATTAGAAACATGACTAATAAAATTAATGACTTTATATTAAAACAAGGCGGCACACCACCAACAATTGTTGCAGATGGTGCAGGATCTTCTTTTACGCCACTGCCTGCTAGTTACTTTCAAGATCTAGCATTACAGTTAGTAGGTACATCTGCTTACGCTGGTATGAGTGTTGGACAAATTGCAACTGAAAGAGCTAGAGAATCTGGCAACAGATCAGTAGATGTAAACTTGACTGTTAGCAGCCCATCTGGTGATGCCTTTGCACAGTTAATAGCGGAAAGTATTCAGGTTGCTGGGCGTAGTGGATATAGCACAGCACCTAATGGC